ATTATACATTATAATATTAAAAATTTGTTAAATTTTTATATATTGGTTCTAAATTTTTATTTTTTAAATTATTCAAAAATTCCTTAATTCTGTGTTCCATGTTTTCTCTTCCGTCACAATCGCCAAGATATTTATACGAAAAATTATCTTTTTCAAAATCACTATGTTCGTTAAATAAATTAAAAGCTAATATATGAAAGTTTAATTTGGGAAAATTTGTTTTTAAATACTTAGATAATTCTTGTAAGTAAAAGAAGTATTGTTTACAATCTGTTTTATCCTCTAATGAAATAATACTATGAGAATTATTAATATAATCTTGATGGTCGCTTTTTCCAGAAAATATAAATAATATCTTATTATTCTCAGTTAACATATTTTTGAATCTAAGAATTCGTCTTTTATATATATTTTTGGTGGTAATAATTGATTCTTGTGTTCCATCATAATCATGTGCAAAAATTAAATTCATATTTTTATCATATAACATTAGCATTGTGGTATGGTCTGTTATATAATATTTCTGTTTTTCCATAGAAAAATCAAGAAAAATAGGGTCATCAATTAAAACTTCATTTATATTTTCTTTAAGAATATGTAAAATATCTTTGGGATGAGATACTAACCAATCAAATACGTTTGTAGCCCCTTTTAAATTACAGTCTCTTAAAGCTAATCCAACATTACAATTAAATCCAAGTGAGACGTAATTCATTGTATTATACCATTTGATATTAGGATATCTTTAAATTATTTCACAATCAAAAATGTAAACGTATAAAATTTCATATGGGTTGGAATAGAACGCATTCATATTTCATAAATACATAACTTTATGAAATAGTTATCAAACTTTGTTATACACAAACAAATAAGTAAATATTATATCAAGTGTAAATCCAGATATGCTGAATAAATATAAAAGATATTCTTATTTTGTTTTATTCTTAATGTTGTAAAAATAAAATATTAGTAAACCAAAGAATGGTATAGCTAAAATATCACCAATGTTGCTTATATAGGTTATGGGAGCGTCCATTCTAATTTACATTGATATTAAATATCCAATGACACAGTGTTCTTATTAGAAGTATTCTTCTTGCGTGCTCGCTTAGGCATATTTGTATTTTGCATTCCATTCAATGATGAAATGGATATTACAGAGTCTTCGTCGTTAGACATACCTTGAGTGGTTGATTGAGAAGTTTCATGAATATTTACATTACGTGTTTTTAATCCAGATAAAATATTGTCAATATCGCTTGGTCCTTTCATTTCTTGACGCTGAACTGGAGGTCTCATACTTTTTTGTGGTTCATTTATATTTTGTTGAGAATTCATATCTACACCTTGTTCTCTAAACATAGCCCCACGACTGGCGTTGATATCAGGACGATTTGAAGGGGCTTCATTTGAATAGTTCATTCCTGGTCTTGGTTGTGGAGGCATATTTTGTGTTTCAACAGGAGCTGGTGGAGGTGGTCCACGTGGCCTGTTATTTGATTCTTGCATTAAGTTGCTTGCCATAGCAAACCCAGGAGATTGTTGACTCATGCTACTTACTGTTGCGTTGGTAAACATCTTCATTAATTCGGGACTCTGTTTAATGACATCATTGAACGCTGGGGTGGCACTCGATAAAGCCTTATTTGAAAAGTTCAATACCGCACCACTAAATCCAATACGGAGAAGAAGAGATATTTCAGGGGCAAGTTTACCGCCCTTATATTTATCATGTAACTCACAGAATAATTCTTCATAACTATCAATATCTTCGTTGATTTGTTCTCCCCATCCATCAAGGTTTAAGTCGAATGGATTAAATGCGGTGTTGGCATATTCTATTGAATTAATAAATGTCATGAACCACCATCCTTGTAGTTTTACACTGTCCTTTTTACGTTTGTCTTCGAGCGCGGTTTCATATTCATCTTCAATCTCATCAAAGTCGGAATCTAATGTAAAATGAGAATTATGTTTAATTGTACCCTTTTCATACCAGTCATCTAATTTTTTAAGCATAGCACGTTTTTTTCTACGTTGTTCTCGTTCGCTCATAGTAGTGTTTATTTTGATATCGTCATTCATAGGCATTTCTGTCATCTTTGAAAATCCATCCCATGTTTTGGCTGTACCGATACTATCGCGCGTAGCTTGACCTAAATTAGAGTCTGATTGTCCTCCATATGATGGTGGAGAAGGCTCAGGATTACTACCAAAACCAAATAAGTTAGATGCCATTCCAGATAATGATTTTGTATCACCATAGGTTTCTGGCTGAGGTGTATTGCGTCCTGAAATCTCATTTAATTCGTTTTCTAAATTATCAAGTTCTCCTAAATTTAAATCATTGTTTGATGATACTTTTCTATCATTCATTAATAACTCAATACCAGAACCGAAATTTGACCCTGTTCTTGAAGGTTCCAAGCTTGGTAAATCGTCAATTTCACTGAGAGCACCTAAATCTATAACTTCCATACTATTATGATATTTATACAATTTTTATTTTTAAATCATCCGCATACATTATTATTTTTTTGTGTTTTAAATACCAAATACCTTGTAAAAATGAATCGGCAAGATCGTCCTTTTTCTTTGTATTTAAAGATTCTTTCCATTCATGTAGGTTATCATTGGCATCTATCATAAGAGAACAATAATACACTCCGTCTTTTTTATGTTTTTTATAATTGGCATTGATTTGACCCGTATTCGGTGTATTTTCGGTCATTTCATTACAATGTTCTCTATTGTCTATTTTTAATTCGGAAAATTGTTTTAATTTATGTGATGATGATACAAATTCTATATCCATTTCGTCATTCAACATTATAAAATATTGGGCTAACATTCCTTGGACGGTCTTCATTCTGGTTGCTATCGGAGATATTTGGTTTTCAATGACCGCATATTGTATATTTTCAATATCCGCAAGTTCATTTAATTGGTCTTTCATTCGTTTACCAATACTAATTAAGTCGGTTTCTGAAGCAGTCTTCACCTTCTTATTTATAATCGATTCAAAACAATTCTTTTTATAATATTCCATGACTATATCTAATATTTCGGCTTTCTTTAGTTTATCGATGTTCTCTGTATTTAAAAATACAAGGTTTTTGTTACCTTGTTGAATAAGGTCATTTAATTTTAATTTTTTTAAGAATGAGGGTGTCATTTCCTTTATTGGAATCATATATTGAGAACATTCCTTTGCGTGTTTTTCACAATAATATTTATTATTTTTATGATATTTTGCCTTTTTGCTACAATCAGTAGGAGGCGTCTTTTTACTTTTTGGTTTGTTCTTGCAGTCACATATATATGTAATATTATCATTATCTGTAAAATTCAAAACACCCCATTTGTCTATCAATACTTCATTTCCAGTGTGTTCTAAAATACAGTACGCCATGTTCTTTATTCCTACGTCAAAACTGATTAATTTCATAGTTCTCTTACAATAATATACATCTTGTGATTTATATTATTTGAATCCATAAACATATTCTAAAAATTGATTATTGTATCTTACAACCTACACTAAAATAATTCAGACAAAATGGAATTTATTATTGTATTTTCAAGCATTATGATAATTGCAATGGCACGTGCTATATTCACACCAATCAATAGAGTGAGCCCGATATAATCTCAGAGGTTAATTACATTTTTGGTTGAACTACAACCGGAGACATCTTTCTGGCTGCTAACTGTTCTCTTGTTAAATATAACTCTTTTAAATCACTGGAAGCATATCCGAATGGTTTTGTCTTGTCTGTTCCAGATGAGTATACGTAGGGTTGGTTATGGAATCCCTTAACTTCGTTTGTTTGAATGCTTGGAATATCAATAGGACGTTTGTAATATCCAGTATCATTGGATGATTCGCGGAAATTGTACTCCATGATTTTTTTTGCATTCTCGGTTAAATACTTGCGATATTCCCAGTTTGATTTAATACCCGAATTTTCTACTAAATCAGCATTTATAGATGACTCTGGTTGCCATGTAGCAGTAACTGAACGTCCATCACTCATTAAGGGAGGGAATTCAGGATATTTATTATTGGTATGGTATCCTCTTGATGATTCAGGTACAGTTTCTTTAATAATAGGATATGCGCAATCTACACTTTGGTACATACTTGTTGAACGTGAAAACATTATAATATACTAAACAGTTAGAAATTATAATACGATATTATTATTACATTTATGCTGATGTTTCAAGTAGTTTTAACAACTCATTTTTCTTCATTTTAGCAGCATCATGTGTATAACCCTTTTCAGTTACTACTGCTTTTAATGCGGTTATATTCATTTTTTTATAGATATCCATAGGTACATCTTGATTTTCGTCTAACTTATCTACAATCAAATTATCTGTAGTCTCTGGGTCTAATCCGTTGTGAATATCAGGGTCATGTTCGTCAGTTGCTATACTTAGCTCTTCGTCATGATTAATATTTTCGTCATGATTAATATTTTCGTCGATATCGCCCATACCAACACTTATTACCTTTACTGGTTGAGTATCATTTAATTCTTCTGGTAAAATAACATCATCATCACTTTCATCATCACTTTCATCATCACTTTCATCATCACTTTCATCTTCACTTTCATCATCACTTTCATCTTCACTTTCATCTTCACTTTCAGATACCACTAATTTGGGTAACTCAGATACTCCATAATAGTGTTGTTCCTGTTCTTGTAGTGATGGGGTGTATATTATATTTTCAGGAAGACCACCATGTTGTACTAAAGTATTACGATTATTCATTTCTGCCACTATATTATTGATAATTTCAAACATAGTATCGCATTTCGTTTCTAAAGCAGTAAATTTTTGTCTGAAGTGATATACCAAATACAGTATTAACACAAAGGTTATAGCCAAACTCACAAAGAAAAACGTTTCGAGCATATTAAACAATCCCATTTACATTAAAAACACATTATATAAGAAGAAAGCAAACGAACCTACTAAATAAAATATTTTTGTATATTATATTATAAAAATGGATTCATTATCTGGTTCTACTAAATTTATTGCATCTGAAGGTAATAGTAAAAATTACATGATATTTATTTTAGCTATCTTATTAATATTATCTCTTTTAGGGATAAACCTATTTATAATAGTAGGTAATACAGTTCAAGTAGTCATTAACCTATTCAAACCCCTTATCTACCAAATATTAGCTATTTTTGGATATACTGCTGGTACTTTAATAAATACAACTGCTGATGTTACATCTGATGTTGCTCGTGCGGGTGTTGATATTGCCGAAGGCACCGTTCAATCTGTAGGAAATCTACTAAAAGACGTAAGTAAGGGATCAGTAAATCGGAAAACAAAAAAAGACCTTGACATGGTTGTAGCAGAACCCGAATCTGATAAAGCAGAAAGTCCAATTCAGACGAATGGTTCGTCGTTAAAATCAAGCTGGTGTTTAGTTGGCGAACATAATGGAAAACGTGGCTGTGTTGAAATAAATGATGCTTCAAAATGTATGTCAGGACAAGTATTTCCTAATGCCAAAATGTGCTTGAACCCCACATTAACACCTAATATGCAACCAAAACAAAGGGCTCAACCACATCCATTAAAAAGTATTAAGAGTAACCCTGACCGTAGCACTTGGTAATTTATCTAATGTCTAAACAAAATTTTCGTTAGACATTAGAATCGTATTTACATATCAACTAATGTAAATGGAACATATGTTTGTGTACTGGGTTCAGTTGTTATCGTACATCCAGATGCGTCACTTGTATTGGTTTCAGATATATTCATGAGTATACCATAACTGATATCATATTGTACGTTAAAATTACTGGTGATATCATCATTTCCAATAACAATTTTTAACTTTGGTGTTATATTGAAATCATATATATATCCAGATTCGGTGAATAATTTGATATTGGTTATATCTAATACACCCGCATATAAGGTCGCATTGAAATCATTTACATTATTAGAAACATCAAAAGTCATTGAAGTAATATTGCTATCATATGTATAATCAATAATACTATTGACATTTTGTACGTATTCATTATTGTATTTTACTACAAAATCAAACGGGGTTACTTCATCTAATGTTATAATTAGATTATTATAGGATATATCTCCGTCAAGTAGCTTCTTACCGGTTATATTAAACCCTATAGGAATACTCATTCGATAAGTATACACAGGCAAGTCAACTTTGTCGGTTATATTTAACGTTGTTACTTGGCTCTCATTATCATCGTTAAAATATGTATTATCAACTGGTGTAGTAAACAACCATTTATCTGTTTGTTCTTTTTGTGATATACCATTGGGTTCTGTACCAACTTTATAATTATATAATGGAACGTCTTTATCAAGATATAAATTAATTGATGGTCCAGGAACACCAGCAGCACCACTACGTGTATATATTATACCTGCGTCAGGACAATCCAATATACGACTACTCGCACGGGTAGAACCCATCATCGCATTTTTATATAACTCCTTTTTTGTGAATTTACCTTGTTTTGTAGATTGTTTGTTACCTGCATACTTCAATATTTCTGCTTTTCTTCTCATATTTAAATCAAATGATGTATATTGTCCGCTCAAATACGGATTATTATCTTCACCTAAAATGGTCCTTCTTGGTGGAGGAACCGCAAATAAAAATTGTTGTTTTCTTTGTTGAATAACACTACATAAAGCTTCATCGGGTGTTGCCATAGTATAGTATATTATCACTTATACTATACTACGAGATTGTTAGTTGATAATTCTAATATTTGGATGAATACCAGTAATTAGATAAATATTTAAATCCTTTCTGTGCTCCCATATCATTTACCACTGATAAATTTGGACCACTTGATACAATATTATTAATTTCAAAAACATTCAATGCGCGGTTATAATATCTTAATGCTGATAATTTTCCCATAAACCCGCCATTTTGTGCTATATAAATATCGCCGTAATTTTGTTTTGGAGTATCAAGCATTTCAAGACGACTTGCAATGATTCCATTCACATATACATCTACTTTTGTATTCATCGCACGGATAGCAACATGAACCCATTTTTTTAATGGTACATTATCTATGTCAATAATATTAGGATTTCCAGTAGTACTATCAGGTGCTTTTACAGAATCCATAATAATATGAAGTTTATTTGTCATTGGTGAAATATACATACCAGGTGCATTATTTACACTCGCAATATTTGTATTAGGGTCAAATCCACCGTCACCCTTACTGAATATATGTTGATATTTACTGTCATTTTTATTTAAATCATCAATATATATCCAAGAAGACCAAGTAAATTCTAAGCCTTCTGATTCGTTATTTGACTTATATATTGGCTTACTTTCAGTGTTCTTGGGGTCTTGAGACACTATCATATCATTGGTACCATCAATCATACCATTAATTATATAAGGAGAACCACTTGGACGTGTAAAATAACTTATCATACTTATACCCAAATTCATTAAAAACAAAAATACAATCAATACCAAAATAATAAATGCGAATTTTGCGATAATAGTATTTGAATATAAGAACCCAGTAGTTGCACCAACTCCTACGGCGGCTTCTGTTGAGAATTCATCGAACTTACTTGTTAAATTTCCCTTAGCTTGGTCGTATCCATCACCTACAGCCTGAATTCCACTTTGAATACTTTGATTAAATGTATTTAATGGGCTTGGATTTGTATTCGTATTTTGTTGAAAATTCATCACGTTTTATATATTATATAATAGATATATAAAACATTTTACTTACATCAAAGAGAACTTCTTAATTTCTTCGTTGTTCTGTAAAATAGACAAATCAATACCTATGTCGTTCAATGCTGATGCCATTTTACTTGAACCGTTACCTTTCATGTATACATCCCATGCGGTTTCTGGGTCGATTGGGGTCGTCCATCTTCTAAACTGGGTAGCATAAGCGTCAAAGTTTCCACCTGTATTTCCTAAATATACAGGTATTTCTTTACCGGGCGGGACAATAGGAATAGCACTACCGTTATTTTCGGTTTTCTTAAAAAAACGCTGAGAACGAACTAATTTACCATCAATATAAGCGTCTGTAAATTGGTTATCCATACTAATTGTAACATTTACCCATTTCTGAAGAGGGAAATTGTTAGTGATATTCATTGTTTCGATACTTGGAGTTGCAGCAGTATGATTATTCATTGTAACATCAAGTTTCAATACAGGAGAGGTTTTATCTAAATATAATTTTAAATTATCGGCACGAGAAAAAATGACTTTGTCTGTGTTATTATCCCACGTATTTACATATATCCATACTGAATGTGCGTAACGTGTATTTTTTGGACCACTTATATTTGAAATAGGTGGTACTGGTGTTAATAAACTGGCAGTTTGTACTAATTCAGAAGAACTATCTGTAAAATAAGCATATAACACGTATAATAATACTAAAATAGCTACTATCAAAATTATGGTTATTGTATCCATTGTATACAGTACATTTATAAATTATTTGTAGGAGGGTTCTTTTTCATTAATAAATTATATGAATTTGCTACTTGTGAACGTGTTAAATTTCCTACATAATATCGTACGTTACTAATAGCTCCATCTATACCATCATTCGCACCAATTACTACCATATCATTCGCAGTATATACTGGTGGATTATCAAGTTCAAATCTAAAGGTTTTTTCTAATGAACCATTTAAAAATAAGTCAACCGAATTTGCTGTATAATTGAAGATAAACTGATTCCATTTTTGAGTATCTACTTCAATTATGTAATTATTATCATCACTGACTTGAGAATTTGTAAAATATACCTTTAATGTTTCTTTGTTATTATGAGGTTCCTTTTTTACGTAGGTTATCTTAGGTATTCCATTACCATAATTAAATATAGGAGTTTCATTCGCATAAGAAAATTTATTTTCAGAATGGGCGTTTATCATTATCCACATTGACAAGCTATAATTTCTTCGGTATACCACAGGGGAGTTTACATCATCCTTTTCTGCGGTTAATTTTAAATCATAACTGGAAATTAGTGGCTTTTCTATATCCAGAAATGCGGAACCTTCCAATAAAGGGGTACCTTGTTTTACACTAAGTTTCGATATAATTGTGGGAATATAATTATAAAGGAATATCAAAACGATTTCAGTTATGAATAAATAATATACCACATTCGTTGTTAGCTCCAATTCACGACGTATGTAATTATATAAATCCAAAATAAGACAAGGAACGTAGAAAAGTAGATGGACGAAAAAACCACCCCATCCTTCTTGTGTTTTTAAGTAATTACTATAAAAATAAAACACGATTGCTAACCCAATTAAAATACCAAATGACAGTATACCGGATATTATATAATTCGCAACCGAGAAAGATGAATCATTAATATTTGAATAAAAATAAAATACTGTTCCAAATAAGGATACAATTGTTCCTATAATCACACCAATATAATAGCTATTATTCAATGATTCTTTTCCTAAAAACACAGTAGGAATTAAAAATATCAAACCTACTACTAATGGAAATAAATAATTATTATATCCAGTCGTTAATGATAAAGGGTCTTCCGATGACTTCATTAATGTTACTACAAAATAAATCAGAAATCCAAAAGTAAGTATATATTTCAAGATTGGCATTACGGTGGGTCCATTCAATAAGTCCATATTTATTATACATTATAGATATAATAAATATTATTGATATTCCTATTACAAGTTCTCCATGGTTGTTTTTTTTCCATGACATTCCCGACATAAAGCAACTAAATTATCTACATGATTACTTCCTCCATATTCTAATCTAACCACATGATCTACTTCAAACCAAGCGGTTAGTTGATTTTGACAATCGCCACATTTCCAATTTTGTCTGGATGCTACGAATTTCTTTTTCGTTTCACTAACAGAACGCTTTGTTGATTTTTTACCCGAATTCATAATCCTATCTTCCGATATTTGGGACGGATTCGATAGGGCCATCATTGGATGATTGTCATTTCCCGAAACAAAACCCTGTTTCGAAGTGAAATCCAGTATGGGTGAAATTATATTCGACGCATTCTTATCAATGGGTAAATATTTAATATAATCCCCAGATGTAGATACTATCTCACGTGCGCGTAGAGGATTTTTCTTTATTAAAATATAAAACATCAACGCGCCGAAAGCTATGCCTGCCATCTGATAATATTTTTTCCATGATAATAATAAAGTCATATACTTACCATCAGTGTAGATGTTTGCCATACAAAAACCGGCTACTAATAATATTACTAATTCAAATCTCATGTTATCCTTACTTCTTCTTATATTATCTATACACATTTTCAATCGATTTATTCATAGTATACATAAATCAAAAACGCACATATCAATATTAGGGCTAAATGTATATAATGTTTATTCAAATTTAATTTACTGCTTATATACACTGGTTTGGGTAAATATTCATTGCGATATTTTTCAAGAGCTCTTGGTAATGATATTTCTTCTTTCCCTAATAATACATTGAATTTATTGTGAATAAAATGAACCCATCTCACAAACGAGTCACGGTTGTCTAAATAAGGAGATACTGGATACTTATCTAACATTTCACTAAACTTGTTTCCCATTTCCTCAATAGGTATAAATAGTGGCACATTCTGAATAAAATCGTAATACTTCTTCTTGGTTACATCATTGGGGGTTTTGGGATAAGACTCAGCTACTGTATGTAAAAAAAACCAATAATGAGGTCCCCATACTTCAGGGTGAAATATCATTTTGTATACACGTTAGTAATATTTATTTTATACAAATACAACTATTTTGTAAAAAGGGTGTAAAGATTACTTTGTGTAAAATAATAGATAAATGGCAGATAACTATTGTAATAATTGTGGAAAACACGGACATAGCTATAACCAATGCAAATTACCGATAACCAGTTTAGGCTCTATTGCCTTTCGTATTTGTAACAATCAAATAGAATATTTAATGATATGTCGTAAAGATACATTAGGATTTATTGATTTTATGCGTGGGAAATATACATTGACAAATAAAGATTATATAATGAATATGTTGAAACAAATGACGAATGCTGAAAAACATAAATTAAATACATGTACGTTCGACCAATTATGGAACGATATATGGGGTAATGTGAATGTAATCAATCAATACAGAGCAGAAGAAAATTCATCCAGAAATAAATTTAATCATTTAAAACAAGGGGTTCAATACAAAACAAATAAATTCTCTTTGTCTGAAATGATTGAAGAAAGTAATCAATACATTATATGGGATGAACCGGAATGGGGATTCCCTAAGGGGCGACGGAATTATAACGAATCTGATTTAGATTGTGCTTTAAGAGAATTTAATGAAGAAACAGGGATTGATATGAAGTCTATAAAGCTGATTGAGAATCTTTTCCCATTTGAAGAAATTTTTACTGGTTCTAATTATAAATCTTACAAGCATAGATATTTTATCACGTATATTGATAGTAAAAAGAAGATTAACATGAATAATTATGAAAAAACTGAAGTGAGTAAAATGGAATGGAAAACATACGAAAACTGCATGTCATCTATTCGTAGCTATAATTTAGAAAAACAGTCTATGCTTACTAAAATAAATAACACCCTATCAAAATATACTTTATCATGCTATTGTTAAAATACACACATTTTTTATCTATATATATTTTAATATATATAGAGTATCACCCATTTATGAATAACACCGTTAAAAATAAATCTGTATCAAAAAATAACACACGTAAAAGATGTCCTAAGGGAGAACGTTGGAATAAGGCTCAGAATAAATGTTTACCACGTATTATAAATAATGCAGAAGACACTACGAATAGTTGTTCTAAAAAATATGTGCCACAAACACCCATGCAGCAACAGAGGCTAAATGAGTTGACCGAACAAGTTAATAATCGCAATCTTAGTACCAAAGATTTGAGAAATATGGTATCTGACCTTATTGGTGAAGAAAGAGGTATTCATAAAAATCAAATATTAGGTGCTCGAATGACAGACGAATTAATACGATTGATTATATGCTTAGAAAATAGACCTAATGAAGCAGATGAACCAGAAGTTATGGTTGAACCATCACCTTCACCCGAACCTGTGGTTGAACCATCACCTTCACCCGAACCTGTGGTTGAACCATCACCTTCACCAGAACCTGTGGTTGAACCATCACTATCACCCGAACTTGAACCAAGTGAGACAACCCTATTTGATAAT